GCTGAGTATCGAAGGGGGGATAAGAAGTTGTCGAAGAAGTCGAGTGTGTACCAGACGCAACCACCCGCCTGATGAAAGGACTCGAGCCAGAATTCAAATTGGCAAGAGATTTCATCGCACCATTGATATCTTGCAACAAAGGCTTCCAGCCGTACTGAAGACATAGCCAATTATCAGCTATGGATTTAGCAGGGGTGGGGCGCTTGTTGGTATGATACCTCGGGTGCTTGCCAGCAAAAAGTGTATTAACAGCCCCGGTTATGTTTCCATGCCGTAGCTGCTGCACAGACTTGTGAATACGGTGAGCAGTATCACCCACCATACGAACGGTCTGTCCTATTTGAGCAAAGTCTTGCGCGATATTACCTTCAATACCGAGCTCGGCTTTCTCAATTAGGTTCCTGATTGCTTTGTTACGAGCCAACGAAAGATGAGTTGGCCCAGCAGGTGCACTGTAATGGTTAGACCAAGCGGAGTACAACAAATTGTAGAAGCCAATATTCGGGTTTGCAATCCCGTACTTGCCTTCAAACAAGATGTCATTCTCCACTACGGTCAAAGTCACAGTATGCGGATTAACCGGATACTGCGACGGCTTCAACTTCGAAAAACCAGGAGTCCTGACACCGGTCCAGGTACGTTGATAAGACAAACGAGACTTAACAGCATTAGTGACAGAATAACTGCCACTAGCTTGTCGAATCTCATTTGTTTCAACATATCCGGCGTTGACAGTTTCTGGGTTCGGACGCTGAGGCCGTGTAGTCATAAGACTAAACCATACAGTGATTTGGTGGATTGTTTCCTACCAAATGCTCGACGGCGTGCGATACGCACAGCCCTCGGGTACCTTTCATCGCCAGGATCGACACAAACCACGCTTCGGCCAAGACCATCGACCGAGCGCGCAGGAGGATCGATAACTGATGATGAGACGTAGATGCGACCTCTAATAAATCCTCTAAAGAAGAGGGTGTACCGTAATGACCGCCCTTCCCGGTGATAGAATCGAATGATGGGGTTCGAACGGAAGAGGTCAGATAATCTGACCTCCCCGCAGGACCACACCAAGCGACCTTCACTCAGGATGGTGATCAAACCGTACTCCTCATCCGAAAAGGAACGAGAGTCGACTCCACGCCGGCCCAACAAAGCCCGGTACTCTGGATGCGCGGCAAGGAATGGAGATGTGACAAAGCTGTCATCAGCCATAGAGGATAACCTCCATGGCGCATCTCAAAACCTCAACGCTGTTGAGGCTCAACCACCCAAAGAAGATGACCGCTGCAACAGACAGGATCATGACGAAGAAGATGACCACAATACTTCGAATTAAATCGGAGCAAGGATCATCGAAATCGTCATCTCTTATCTGGCGCATAAGTCCTCCAAAATGGGTTAGGATGAGGTGCTCAGGTAACCTGAG